GCTTTTTTAATTAAATAAGTTGGGATTCCATCAATGTACATCACAAAGCGATTTTGAACTTTAGGTTCAAACGCTGTGAACATTATTTCATTTGGATCTAATACTGCCATTGTATTGTTGTTTTATATAAATATTAATAGATTAAATTTATGAACCGAATTCTACACCAGTTGGTAAGATATTGAAATCTAAAAGGATAAATTCAGCTGTACGAGTTGGTTGTAAGTAAATTTGACCTACTAACTGATTCCTATCAATCACATCTGGAGTGTTATTTGTTTCATCCATTACAACTTTAAACGCATATAAACCTTGACGTTGTTGTACGCTTTCTAAGTATGGAGTGACTTGAGATAAGAATCTATTTCTTGTTACAGTTGTATTTTGTTCAAACACTAATGTCTTAGCTACATTACCAATATATCGTTTTAAATTAATTAATAAACGACGAACATTAATACGATCTAAAGCACTAGCTTTTTGCTGTAGTGTTTTCTGACCAAAAGCTGTTACACCAACATTAGGGAAAGTAGCGATTGGGTTAACTTTACCAGCATATAAATTATCACGATTTGTTGGAGATAATTTTCTTTCAGCTTGAATAACACCACCTAATCCACCTCTGTTTAAACCAGCTGGAGCGAACCATTCAGCACTCACATTATCATTAAAGGCATATACACCAGCCATTGTAGTTGAAGCAGGTACCCAAACTAATTTACCAGTTTCTTGAGATACTACTTGAACCCAAGGCCAATAAGCACCAGCGTAGTTAGTATTCATACCTGCGGCTGTGTTAACAACACTTGTTAAAGTACTGTTATATCCTTTTAAATCAGTGATATAAAAATAATCACCTCTTTGTTCAGCATTAGTCACAAAACTAGATACAGCTGAAGAGTGAAGATCTTTAATCAAACCTGGAGTGATTAATAATTCATAATCATATTCATCTTTATTAGATAGAATATTACTAGCTGTTAAATAATTAGATGCTGGTATACCTTGAGTTACTGTTGAAATATTGCTAAATAATGTATTTCCAATATATGGAATATCATCTCCAGCACCACCATCAAATGAACCACCATAAGATCCAGAACCAGCAAATGGTAATGAAGCTGAGTAGCTTAATCCAAATAATAAACCAGGTATGTTATTAACAGATACACTTCCAGCATTGTTAAAATAATTTGGAGTTGGTGAGTTTACAGATTTAACTCTTACATAACGGCTGTTATTTGGATAATCACCAGATATTTGAATATACCAGCCACCCATATCAGTATCATAAGATAATGTTTTAGATTGGTTACCAATCACAGCTGCTATATAGTTTGGTTGGTTTGGATCTAATGATACATTAGTAAATGTTTCTAAAACAACTTTATTAAGATCATTATCATCACCACGACGAACTAAAACAGTAAATGTACCTTGAGATTGATTAACATTTGTAACTTCCCATCTTACATTTTCAACTGATCCACTATCTAAGCTACTATTACTTAAAACAGATCCACTATTATCAGTAGATAAACCATAATTCAATGTTTCTAAAACAAATGAACTAGTTGGATTAGCTACAGATGAACCAGATATTAAAATACTAGCTGATGATGGGGTGAATGAACCACTTACAACTCTTGTTACTAAAACTGTTGAACCACCCTGTTGGAAGTAATTATATGCTGCTACTGAAGTTAAAAATTCATAATTAGCACCACCACTGATAAATGAACCACCAAAGCGATTAATGTAGTCACTATATGAAGTAACTACTGTTGGGATATATGGTTGGCCTTTAACAGTTGGACCAACTAAAGCTAAACCAACAGTTATAGGTAACTGGGTTATTTGTGATAAGTCATTCTCTCTGGTGAGAACGCCTGGGGAAATTAATGTTTCTTGCGCCATGTTTTAATTAGATTTTGTCTATTGATAAATATATGAAATAGATTATAAAACGAAGAAGCCCCGACATTACTGTCGAGGCTCTTCTATATTAACTCCTAACACCTAACAATACATATTACGCTTTTACTTCTCCTGTATCAATATTAATAATACCTTGACCATACTTTTCTTGAAGCTGTTTAGCTAAGGTTTGTTCTTTCTCATAAATAGTTTTACGAGCTTCTAGAACAGCTTTAATATCTTCATCAATATTAGCTTTTTGTAAGGTTAATTCACCTAAATTTATAGCTAAAGTATTATATTCTTGTTTAAGAGCTCTTACTTGTTGTAACTCTTCAGCTGTTAATTTTTTTATTTCTTCTGACATATAACTTATTTTTTAGTTGTTTTTTTCTTTGGTTTAGCTTCCATTTTAGCTAATGATTTATTTTTAGCTACATTTTTAGATGCTGGTTTAGTTGATTTTGCTGGTTTCTTTTTTGTAGTATTTTTCTTAACAATTTCAGCTACTAAAGCTGGAGTTGGTGTAGCTTCTGGAGCTAATTCTTCTTCATGTAAATGAGATGGTTGAATATTGTTTTCTGGTTTGGCTTTAACTAAATACCAAACACCAACTGCTAAACCTAATAATCCCTCAATAAGAACAAATGTCATATAATTATATTTTTATGGTTTGAAATAACCAAATTTAATAAGATTTATAAGATTTTTCTTCGACAAAATTAGAGCCATATTCAATATTAATTTGTTTTTTAATAGCAGCTCGTTTATCATTAGTTATGTATACTTTTCTAGCTAAATCAATAAAATAACCTTCAAAACGTTTTATCGCTTCAAGTTCTCTTAATTTATCCTCAATATCCCATAATTGTAAATTAACATCATATAGTTCTTTATAATATGGGTTATCCTGATAGAATCCATTATTGGATAATTCAGCTGATAGGTAATCATATTCTTTTTTTACATTTTCCCATTTTTCAGGATCTGTAATTTTGTCTCGTTTAATGTCTAGGATAGTAAGTTTATCAACTACTTCTCCTAATGATACTTCTATTTTCATATGTCTCGTTTATAAGCATCAAAAAACGCGTATGAATGGATTCGTTTTAATCTTTCTTCTGTTATTATTTCATCAAAATCCACCACATCATTTTTTAATATTTTAAGATTAAATTGTTTTTTATTTGTTTTAGCATATAAATACTCATCACATCCTATCACTCCTTCTTGAAACTCATCATCTATATAAATTTTAAAATTAGTTGGTTCTATTTCTTTTGAAAGAACAAATATGTAATCAGCTTCTACAATACCCTGTATTAATTCTAAAGGAATAATATGATATTGTGTTGATGTATTATATGTTGATATAATATCTAAATAAGATGTTTTAAATAAAACTGAATGGCCAAAACTGTCAGCGTTATTTTTTCCTAGTAGGAGATCTTTAGTGTAAGGTTCAAAACAATTTTTTAATATTTTTTCAAAACAAAAAACACCACTACCTCCTTTATTTATCTCTATAAAATCTTCTTTACTTGAATATGATAAAAAGCAATTAAGAAAAAATTCAATGTCTGAGGAGAAATAAATAGCTCCATATCCATCAAATCTATGAGTTAAATCATCAAAATATGCTTTTTTATTATACAAATGACATGATTTTTCTATATGATCAAATACATTAAGATCATCATCTGATATAAGACAATCACCTACAAAAAAGTGAAAGTAATCATAATTTAGACTTTTTAATGTTTTTAAGTTGTTTATAAGTTGAGTTGATACTGAATATCCAACATCATTCCATTTTAAAGGAATGGAATAGAATTTAAATTTATCAGTGTTAAAACTTATGTTATTGTATATATTGACATCATCTCTATCTAATAAATCAAATAATGATATTAACTCATTTTTATTATGAAAAATAGAGTAAGTAGTTATTTCAGAAATTCTTTTATCTATAGGACATAAAGATGTATAAATAATATCACGACCAGTCTTTTTTAGTTGTTGAATTCCTTTAACAACCATATCAACTTTCTCATCAGTATCTGCCCAATAATTTATTACAAAACAACTTTTCACTTCTTCTTAATTATTGCTGTTATAGATCTTATAGGATAATTATGTAAACAATTTATGTTTTTACTATAAGGTAATTTATTTACTTTATCAAATATAGACACATATTCAACATTTTCATTTATATATTCTAAATCATCATTGTTTATCCAAACACTGCTAAAAGGTCTTTCTGTTAAAAATTTAACAGTATTATTATTTATTTTTACTAAAGTATTTTTATAATAAGAATGAATCATATCTAAAGCAAAAAAACTAGATCCTAAGTCTTCTATAATATACATTCCTCCTGGTTTTATTGTTTTAAATAATTTACCAAAAGTAAGTTGTTGATGTTCAATATCATGAGAGCCATCATCTAATAAGAAATCAAATTCTCCAATATGTTTATTAGCAAAATGAATTAATTCTTCTTTATTTGATTGATCTAATACATCTGTATGTACTCTATCATTTCTATGATGTGTTTTATCACCATTAATATCTAATCCAAGTATTTTAGCATTTGGAAAATAATCATAATAACATCTTAAAGAAGCACCATCAAATATGCCTATTTCACATATATTAATTGATTTTTCTCTAATAGGACTAAACCAATTTTCATAAAAATTAGCATAGTGGTTACTATAATCATAACCATCTCCTTTATCACACTGATGTAAATTGCAATAATCATTAAATGTTGTCATAAATAATATCTCATTGTTATTGATTCTTGTTTTAAACCACAACGTTCATAAAATGCTACTCGCTCTGGGAAGCATGATAAATTAATTTTATAACATCCGCAATTTTTAGCTTCTTCAATTAGGTGTTCTATTAATTTAGCTCCAATACCATGTCCTCTATATTTTTCTCTCACAGCTACATCTTCAATGAACGCTGCTACACCACCATTTCTAATTATTTTATGTTGGAAATGTAATGTGGCTGTACCTATAATTTCATTATTGTCTTCAGCTACAACCATATAATTACCATTTGTTAGGTATCTATCTACAGTTTCATCTGTTATTTCATCTATTTTCCAAACCTCTTGATAGGTTTCTAATAGACCTTTATTAACATCTTCTTTTTGAAATTCTCTAATTATCATACAAATAAATTATAACCTTCAATTACTTTTTCAGCTACATACTTTATATCATCATTTGATAATTTCATATGTAAAGGTAATGATATTACTTCTTCAGACATAGTATGAGATACAGGGCATGTACCATGAGCGTAACCATACATTTCATAATGTGTATTATCTCTATAATGTACTCCTGGATAAACACCTTGTGTGTTTAGATATTCCATTATTTTATTTCTGTTTGGAACAACTATTTGATATAAGTGTCTAGAAGCTACAGCTGTTTCTTTAGACATTTGTATAGATCTAATAGGTGTGCCTTTAAAGCATGCATCATATATTTTACAAATGTCACGTCTTCTTTCATTGTCCTCTTCTAAATACTTTAAACCTACTAACGCCATTGATGCTATAATAGAATTACCATGATATTTAAATCCTGTATCTACTAAATCATATTCCCATTTGTAAGTACCTTTATCTGTAGTTCTATTATAAGTATCTTTATCAATACCTAACCAAGATAATTTTCTAGCTAATGCATCATAATCACCATTTTTAAAACATATCATTCCTGAATCAGCTGTTGGTAGATTCTTCACAGCCTGGAAACTAAATACTGTGACATCTGCTCTATCAGATGGATGTTCATTGTATGTTCCTTGACCAAATGGAGTCACAATTTGAGTACCAGCCATATGAGCCGCGTCTAAGATAAGTTTTAATTTATATTTTTCACATAACTCAACAATCTTACCAAATTGACCAGCATTACCTCCAATACCTACAAACATTACAGCTCGAGTCTTTTTTGTAATTTTGCTTTCTACTGATTTTGGATCAAGACATAAGTACTCATCTACATCAGCAAATACGGGTTTCATTCTTTCATACATTATAGCATGGTTAGTAGAAATAAAAGTAAGTGGTGTTGTAATAATTTCATCACCTTCTTTCCATTTATTTACATCTTTTAAGATTTTAACTGCTAGATGTAAACCTGAAGTACTAGAATTTAAAAAATGAGCATGAGGAAGTTTAGTATATTTTTTCCACTCATTCTCTATTTCAAGAGTTTTATAACCAAGCCCTGTCCATCCTTTATCTAAACATTCATTAATATGTTCAGATATTTCTTCTTTTCGAAAATAAGGGATAAATAAGTTTATATTTTTCATAATAATGTTTTAATTTTATCTATAACAACATTTGATGATATTTTACGATGACATTCAAAATGTCTGTCTGTATTTTTATGTTTAGGACACCAGTTCCAATCTCCTTTATCAAAAGTAAACTGTGGTTCGTTCCAACATCCATGACATAAATTTATATCAGTTATTCTTAAACAATCAGTTTGAAACTCATGATCAGCAGTTGTAAAGTTAGAAATCATAACTGTTTTCTTTCTTAATGCCCACGCTAACCATGATAAACCACTTGATAAACCTATAAAAAATTCTGAATGGTATAAAATATTCATTGTGTTTTCCATACTAGTATCTTGTAATTGTTCAACATTTAGATCAGTATGTTCTTTAGATATGTGTATAACTCGATATCCTTTTTCTTTTAAAAATTTAATCACATCACTCCATCCTTCTCTAGTCCAATATTTTAAACCAGCTGTGGATGCTGTAGCTATAGTCACATATTTTTCTTTATATGGTCTTTCTTTTGGTTTAAAGTCTAAGTTAGGTATTATTTCCTTAAATTCCAAACCTAATATGTTAGTAGCTGTTTTTTGTAATGGAATAGTATTAGGTAATTCTGGTTCTCTAATAGAGTCATAAAACCATCCTATATCATACTTCGCCATCAAATTATGAACTACTTCTCCTGGTTCAACAAATTCAAGTTCTGGATATGTGTTTTTAAAGAAGTGATTATGAAATGTAGATGCTATTACTTTGCATTTATGTTTTTTTCTAAATTCATCAATATAAGGCATCCAAGCTAATGTATCACCTAATGATTTAGAATCTAAACCAAGTAATACTCGTTGTCCTTCTAAATTTAAAGTATTTGAATATATTAATTTATCCTCATCATATACTTTACAAGTCCATTTAGTATAATATTTTCTACTTAAACGAACCCACATATTGCATCCTATGATATTCTCATAGTGAATATTACCTTGTTCATCTATAAACTGTACTTTATACTTTTTATTTGTATTACCTCTTAATTCAAAAAATGGTCCATCTACAAAGTGAATAATAAACTCTAAATTTTCAATTGGTTCTTTATATTCTATTTTTGTATCTTTATAAGCATTAATATAAGCATGTTTAGCTACTTCATTATCAAACTCTTTATTAATGTCTAAAATAGACTTATAAATTTTATTTAATCGGTTAACTATGTTTTCCCAGTTATATTCTTTTCTTGTTATTTTTATTTTTTGTAATAATTCATTGTAGTTATTAGAAGCTTCTATTATACTATCAACTAATGAATCTACATCACGTTGTACTTTAATTAAACCGCCTATATCTTTAATTCCATCATATGTTCCTACAACAGGTATGTTACATGCTAATGCTTCTAACATTGTTAAATTAGGATGACCAGCTTCTAACATTGATGGATGTAAAAATATAGTATGACTCCTATATAACTCTAAAATTTCATCTTCAGTTGGTGAGTCACATCTTAAAGTTAACTTATCATATTTGAGATACTCTGGATAATGTTTGAAAAATTCTAAATTATCTGTTGGACCTGCTATTGTAATAGGTAAATCTAGTAATTTAGCGGCGTCAATAGCTAATAAGAATCCTTTTCTATCAATAGATGAATCACCAGCCATTCCATTATTTGCTAAACATAATAATTTATGTTTTATTTTTTCTCTATTGTCTGGTTTAAAATAATCAACATCTACTCCATGAGGTAAATAAAACAGTTTATCAGTCTCTTCAAAATGATTAACTAAAAATTCAGCATGTGTTATTGATATAACTGAATGTTTGATTGCTTCTAAATTAATATTATAATTATATGAACCAACACCATAATGTACTACATGATGATCATGTAATGAGAAAATATATGGTATACCTTTATCACGTAATTCTAAAGCTTGATTAGCCACATGAACATGAACTAAACCATCTTCATTAGTAACTTGGTTGATATATTTTATATCAACTTTATTACCTAATTTTTCTAAATTAAGTTTATAGTTCCAAATAATTTTTTCTATAGCACCCCATCCATTAGGAGGTATAGAAATAAGACCTGGTGATATTTGTGTTATTTTATATTCCATTTTTTCATAAACTTTATCTCATCTTTTCTAAAATTTTCTGTATTTACTTGTTTACCTTTTACTATAGATCCATAATGAAAAACTATTGAGTCTCTAACTAAAGCATGTTTAATACCTAATGATTTTAATTTTTCAGCATAGTCATTATCAGCGTAATAAAAGTCAAATTGTTCATCCCATGGATATACAGCATCCCATACTCTCTTTTTCATCACATAACACCATCCAGCCATGAATTCTCTTACTTTATAACTTTCATGATAGTCCTCATCTCCGCCTACAAAATGAGCTCTATATTCCATAGAATATAATAAAGGATCTTTGGGTGAAAAAGATTCTATGTCAGGTCTTTGTTTGTATACATCTATTATTTTACTAAACCACCTGCGTTCAAATCGTAAATCATTATTAACAATAAGTACCCAATCATTTGTTATGTGAGAATTTGCTTTATTAATTACTCTACTACAATTGTAAGGCTCAGTTTCTATAAAAGATTTATATATCCAAGGAGAATAATCATAAGTAGAATTGGGATCAGTCTCATATAAAAAAACTTTAAATTTATAGTTTTTCTCTGAATCATGTAGCATCATTAATGCTACTTTTGTCATATTGAAAACATCATCATTAGATGTTTTAGTATGTATTATTACATCAATTTCTTCCATATGATTAATTGAACTTAAATACTCCTTTTTTTCTAAATAAAGGTAAGTTTTCTTCTGTTAATATAAAAGTTTTTGTATGGCTATAGACATCATTTTCATAAATGTCTATATCAAATCTAGCTCCTCTCACATCATGAAAACTATATGTGTAACATCCTTTACAAAAGTGAGATTCATCTACTTGAATTCCATCAAGTTTAGTTACTGTTTTATAAACATTTTTATTATAAGTACTATTGTATCTAAAAATTACAACTTGTTCATTATTATAATATACAGCCTCACATATAAAAGAACCATATCTGAATATATTGATGTCACTACTATTAAAATAGTCTGAGCTATGCTCATTTATTATTAGAAAATCAATTTCATCTTCTTTATATTTAATATAAAAATCATACTCTAACATATGATTCATTTTACTTTCCATCCACTCATTAATAGTGATAGGTTGTTTCCATTTAGTTAGAAAATATAAAGGTTTACCACCAAAGATTAATGTCTCATAAACTTGAGAATTAAACATATGTTCTCTAAAATCTTTAGGTTTAAAAAACACCATATCCTTCTCTTCTATAAACATTTGATCTCTTAAAGCATCAAATCTAATTAAATCATTATCTGAGAAGTGACAATCAGCCTCCATAAACCAAAAGAAATCATATCCTAAGACTTTAGCGAAGCTTATAGATTTTCTCATACTGCGAGTAATAGCCAACGCGTGGTTTTTAGCTCGAAGATTGATTTGAAAATCCTCAAAATCATAATGAAGTGGTGGTGATGCTTCTTCAGGTAAAAGAGTATTATCCTCATCAAAAATATAATAGTTAGCTTTTTTATAGACAGAATGAGGTATTGGATAGTGAGACACTAACATAATATCATAATCTGTCTTTTTTAAAATATCTAAACAAGTAGAAAGTACATCTAATTGTTTTTTGTTGTTTGGATAACTATGAAGTATAATCAATTTTTTCATAACTAGTAGTTTATATAATAACCGTAAAATTCATTTCCTATTAAATGTTTTAATTCTGGATATCTAATTATCATATTATCTGGAGTTAAGTCTGGTTGTAAATGTGTTTCATGTATATTTCCATACCATTCTCCTTGTTCAAACATATAAGGTACAGCTACTAAACATTTAACATAATTGTTTGATATGTCACTTATAAGTTTTTGAGCATCTTCCAAAACTATATGTTCTAATATATCACCAAGTATAATATAATCATAAAACGCCCAATCAAAATTTAATATGTTATCACAATACACATTCTCATAAATTTCTTTTAAATTATATGTTGTGATATAAGGTTCATAAATTTCTACAGCATCAATATAATAATCATTTAATGATCTACCATATTTTCCTGCCCCTGGTCCTACATCTAATATTTTATCTGTTGGAAGGATTGTGTTTCTTATATGATCAAAAACTTCTTGTTTATATGATTCTACACTAAACGGCATTATTTTCTAAATGTTTTAAGTGATCTATCTATTAATGAATAACCATCAACTTGAGTAGTTATTCTTTTTCTTAATATTCCCATTTTTTTATCAGCAAATATAATATTAAAATATAAATCAGCTGCATCCCATGGATGTGTTTTTAACTTTTCAAATAAAAATTCTTTAATATGTTTAGGGAACATTATACATTGAATTCCTATAATTTTATTAGTAATAAAAAGTAAATCTTGTCCTGATATTTCTTCTATAATAGGAGATACAAACCATCCTTCTTCTAAAGTATGAGTGTCACCAAATGAGAAATAATCAATCTTATTTTTATTAATAGTATCACATACTTTATAAACTGTATCTAAGAATGTTGTTGGTAATACTTCTAACAAACAGTCTCCCTCACACACAATTAGAAAATCTAAATCATCATCAAATTCATTTAATATACCATTTTTAAATGACTCAAAACATCCATAATGTGGAGGTGTAAGAGCTTGTCCTTGTAATGGATGTCCTTCTTCAAATCTAGTTAATGACACACAATCTGGTCTTAAACATGTATCAGCAGGTGGTAATCCTTTATAAGGTTCATTTTGAATTAATTTATATTCTACTCCATGTCTACCAACCTGAGATAGATTATTTCTACTAGTTTGTTCACGCTCATCATTATTAGTAGTTTGGAGATGAATTAATTTGATTTTAGGTCTTTTAGTGATTCTAAATATTCCATTATGATTATAATCTTGAATATTATCTTGATTGATATGGAATATTTGTGATTTGTAAACTTCTCCATTATCAATTCTATCAAAAATTACTTTTAATGGTTTGTCATTATAATTAATTTCTTTTACTAATTCTCTATTTTCAGATACTTTTTGAATAATATTA